CGACTCTGGCGGAGAGTACGCTCTTCATCAAGTGCTCTACATCAAACTGTGGTCTTTGGCCACGTTTGAGAAAGAACTTCAGAAGAGCCGGGTACCCGTCTAAGGGATCCCGGTCCTTACCAACGTGGATTACATAGCCCATCAGTTCGGGCCGTTGTAATTGCATGTTGATTCTATGGAAAGTAAAGCGACTATTACAGTAGCTTCGCCAACCTAAGACTGGAGAGGTATCTAGGACGGTAGGAAGTGGGCCCAATATGGACTCAACTTTTTTCCGAACTTCCTTTGCTGTTTGCCAATATCCTGTAGAATACAGTTTATTGGCGAAGGAAACAAGCGATACCAACTCTGACGTAGAACGTCTGCTGTCGGGAGGCATGCGAGTAAGGTAAACAGGCGTTACTTGTTCACCGTCGTATGCATCCATTCCACATGACTCTCTGAACTTTCCAGTCCAGAAAGACTTATGTTCATTGACTTTCATCTTAAAAGACGTAAGCCAATCGACAACAGCAGGCACCTTGTCTGTAGCGACAACGATATCGTCGCCATAGACCCACACATGTCGAGAAGCTTCAAAAAGCCCTCGATATGTGAGAGGTAAGTTGAGCTCTGAAGCTACCGCACAGAGAGCTATGGTGAAGAAAACCATAGATTCAATGGGGAAGCAGAGAGCTGAACCTGCAGAAGCGAACTTGTTGAGCTGGATTACTCCATGCCCAGGAACGTCCGCTCTTGTAGACCTACATGCTAAAGTAGCATGTCTTAAGTCATCTAACGCTGATGACTTAAGCAAAGATTCTACAAGCACTAAAGAGACTCTATCACTAGCTTCGGATAAGTCTAAAGTAGCATAGCTACCTGTGACAGACCCAAGCAGTGCCAACTCCTGGTTAATACCCTGGTCAGTGAAGTTCACATGGCCTCGTGTTAACTCATGGTGTTCTATCGAGTCATAGTATAATGGCAAGAGAGCTTGTTGTGTATATTGCATACACACCGGTTCAATTGCAATTATACGTGGAGACTTTAGTGTCTTTGGAACAGAGATTACCCTAACGGGCCTCTCTTCCTCAGGTTCCCTGAAGTGCACATTCTCGAGTGCTTCCTCCAAGTCTACTGACAAGGAGGCAAGGCCATACCCCGTGAAGGGGAAGGCAGCCTCAAGACGAGTGTGCCACTCCCTGAATTCGTACTTTCCGTTTCCGGAAATACGTTCGGCAGTGGCCCCTCGGCCGTGTCTGGGCAAAATTGTTCCATCTCGGACGGATTCATCCGCACGATACAGGACTCTTGTCCACACAATTTCTGCTGCTCTTTCAAAACAGGCAAGCCTGTTTGAAGGATAAGCAGAAGGGCTTGTAGCAACTTCAGCGTCACACTCGACAAATCGATCAAAGGTTGCATCAGTACGTTCCTTTGTACAAGGGAGGTGGATCTTCTTCCACATCAGGCAGAATTGCCTAACGCAACGAATGCACTCAATGTCCGGATTGTCGAGCAACTCACCATCTGGGTGGAACACCTTACCGAGCAAACCTGACAGAAATGCCGGGAAAGCCACATGTCTATTGGGTTGATGAAACCCTTTAAACATGTCTGGGTAAATGCGTCCTTTGTCAAGGGCTTTTTCAAGGTCCTTGGCAAAAGCCGAGAGGGATATCGTTAGAAACGATAGGCCCTCATGTTCCATCCGCCGTGATACATAACTAATATCACGGACGGTGTCGGTGCAACATCGCATGCTGATATCATCTAGCATGCTACTCACGAGCCACATAAGGCTTTTCGTCACGGGCCCTCCTTGAGGGAAGAGCTCAGTGAATCCATAGCTTAGTTTGCTATGACCACTGTTCCAACCTGATAGGAAAGGGGGCTTTCGCCCCCCAACCCATACGTGATGAAACGGTTAGGTTTCACCTCCAATAACCTTCAATAGGTTTGCCGAGGTAGCCCAACCAGTTAGCGCGAGAGCAATGTCCTTCAGTTCGGCATTTGTATAGCCGACGGGAGGTCCATCGATAACCATATAGACCGATGATCTATATTCCACGTTGTTAGACGAGGAAAGTGGATCAGCAGCAATCTTCTTAGCGTTCAAACGAACGCTGAAACGATTACGCTTACCAAAGGTACGAGCGATTACAAGTTCGTAATCACCTGTATCCATACGGTAGGTCGAAGAGTTATCATCTCGGCTAATAGCCGGAAGGGACTTGGCAACCGCATTGACGGTTACAGATTGGGGGTCTGCAAACAAAGCATGACTCCTGAGAGGGGTTACTAAACAGCAGAATGCTGCCTAGGTTAGCTTCGGGAAAGACCCAAAGCTGCTAGTATGGCTAACTGTTTGGGAGTAAAGTTATCCCAAGTTAACCCAAACCCAAAAGGTGAGGCTATTACCCGATACTTAGACTCTTGTGTCAAGATGACACTACAAGTCTTGGGTCCAGAGTGAGTTGTGAATTCCACAGCTGTCTCTGTTATGCGGCGACGGTATTCCGTCACTGTAGCATAATCGGCTACTAGATTCTCGGCTAGTTGGGGCGAAAAATTGGCAACTGTATCGCCAACATTCGTGAACCAGTCGATCAACCAAGTCCAGGGAATTAAATTGTAGACAGTTTGGGGAGATGGAGGAAATTCAACGCCATAAAAGCGTTCAATAGCCTTCTCAACCCACTCTGGCGACCCGACATTAGGTATATGATACCTAAAGCGTGCTGCAAAACCGTACCGTTCATAGTTCTTTTCGGTAACGGTTTTTCTCCAATTACCCACAAAGTGAAGACTATTTATCGTCGGCAAGATTGGGGGAAAACCCGATCCGGTCGTGATAGTAGTAATCACGGACTCTTGCTCAGAGATCTTACCCTTCCTCCTAACACCTTTCCCGTTGTCACGGGCTAGCTGTTGGAATGCCTTCATCATGTTATGAGATCCTTGAACAAAGGACTTCAAATCACGAATGAACGGTTCCCATCCAAACACTACATTGAGATATTCGCTACCTGCAGTGCGGTGAATATTCTTCACTGCCTCGCGGTAGTTTCTCAGGAGTAGTGGGATACGAGGAAGATCCTTAAGCTCACCCAAGAACACGCCCATATTGGGATTGGAATGGTACTTACCATCCTCCCCTTTATAGCCTGTTCCGGGTCGGAATTTGTTCCATCCCTGAGTTCCTTTCGCTTGAGTGCGGAAGAAATCAGAATTCAGTCCTAGGT